CGCCACGTAAAAACAAGAAATGGGAATCCTAAAAGTCGAGCGGTTTGATTTTGATCTTGCAGCTTTAACGAGCGACGTTTTAGCGATTACCGACGTAAGCGACCTTGAAAAAGCTTTCATTCGGAACACGGCTTCGGGACGCGGAACGGCGGGCCGCGTGGATGTTTTGGAGACGACACTAACCCCACATTTTGCAACCGGAACAATACTTTTATCCGACACCAACGAATTAACATTTAACAGATATGATGCGACCGGAACCGTTAAATGTATGGGGGAAGTTTGGCGGTATACAGGCCAAGCGGGGGGGTCAAATGAATTTATTGTAAGGTGGCAAGGGGAAGTCGTTGTCCCTACGTCGACCGCTTCAGCAACACAAGCAATTCCGGGGATCGTAAATAAAAATAAATGTATCCCTTTCTTAGTCGGCCAACGGTTAAATAATGCTAGCCAATATAATTACGAAGGCGCGATTTTTTCTTGTTCGTTGGACGCTTCCGATAATCTTGTCGTTGCCCGCGGGTCGGCGGCGGCTTTCGGCGAAGCGCGGGTTTCGGTTGCCGTGGTTGAATTTGTGGGGGCGGCGTGGCGAATCGGGCACGGGCGAATCGAAGACCCCTACGACGGGATTGTAACCGAGAAAACCGCAACCTTAAACGACCAATATGATTACGGCGGATCGGCGTTTGTTGCGGATTTTGACAAAGGGTTTATCGAAGCAAGCATGGGCGGGGATTCAGTAGAAACCGGAATCGCGGACATAGGCTTTACATTTGAAAACGTATCGGGGTCGGGGTCGGTTTTAACCCTAACCAATCATGATTCCGGGGCAAGGAACAACCATGAAGTAAGAATATTTTTTATTGAAAACACTAACCTAAGTATTGCGCGAAGCAATGTTGAGAAAAACCCTTTAGCGGATTATCAAGTCGTGACCCCTTTCCCGTCGATAACGCTTACCGATTTAGAAGAAGCGGGGTTGGAGTGGTACAGCGGGTCGGGTGGAACAGGAATAGCGCACCAACGGGGACGCCTTGGCGCGAAGCTTACAACCTTGTCAGAAATCCAAGCTTGGGTTCATAGGCGCGGGAACATAGTCCGGGCGCGTTACGGTGTAATAGATTTGGCGGCGATTATCGACGACTTATACCCCGCCGACACCGAATACACCGGCGCGGAAACCAGCGCGGCAAACCTTCAGGCAATAACAAAACGAACCGCGGCAATTACTAGAAGCAAAACCGAAGTCACGGCAATCACAAGGACAAAGAGTAGAACCGCGGCAATTACTAGAAGCAAAACCGAAGCCGCCACGATCACAAGAACCAAAACCAAAACCGCGCTAATAACAAGGGTTAAGAATTTAATAAGTAATTTTAATTTTTAAGAAATGGCCAAGATATATACGACGCAAGTTTGGACGATTGGATTAGACACGGGGGAAGACCAGACAAGCGCAACCGCCCCGCTAATATACACCCGTGCGCCGGACGGAACGGAAGCAAGTTTTGTTGGGTCGGTTTCAACGAACACGATTTCCAAAAAATTTGCAGTTACGGAAATTGCAACCAAAGGACTTTGGACATTTTGGGCGGGGTCTACAATCAGCGGGGACGTTGCAATCGGGGAACCGGTTGAAATAGAAATTCACGCACCCGGGGACATGACAGGGAAATAATTAACACCAAAATAAAATGGATCAACAAAGATATTTAACCGCAATCGGGCAAGTCCAAGCCGCCGCAAAAATCGCCGAAGACGAAAACTTAGACCTATCAGTAAAAGAAAACATGGAAATTATTGAAGCTTCAGCAACTATAACAAAATATTTAAGGCGGGCCGCTCTTTCCCAACAGAAAGGGAAACCGTAAAAATTAAGTGGTTTGATTTGATTGAGTTTTGGAAGGCCCGGGGAAATCAACCGCCCCGGGTTTTTATTTGCTTATATTTAGGCTTAGTTATGAAAAAGACGAACGGACGTTCCGCGAAGTCAACCCCCGCAAAAAAGAAGAAAGCCGGAAGACCTAAAGGCGCGAACAAATACACCCCCACACTAAAAAAGAAAGTTGCGGAATTAATAGCCAACGGGGACCACACAATCAAGGACATTTGCAAGCAAATAGGAATACATCCGGGCACGTTTCACGCTTGGAGAAACCCAAATCACCGGGACTATAAAAACGATTTTCCCGAGTTACTTAAAAAGGCGGACGTCCAAAGGCTTGAAGCATTTAAGAACATGGCCCGATCTGGACTTGCGGTATTGATCAGCCCAAGCGAAGCCAAAGAAGAACGGATCGAATATTCCAGCGACGGGAAGACAATTAAATCAAAGACCATTACAACAAAGGTTATTCAGCCGAACCCGCTTTCGGTCATTTTCACGCTTACCAACCAGGATTCGGAAAATTTCAAACACAAGCAACATATTGACCACACCACAAAAGAAGAAACAATCAACCCGGGCGCGTTGCCTACTGTGGAACTAGCGAAACGCGTTGTATTATTGGCTGAATTAGAAGCGAACAAATGATTATTGAAAACGCCACATTAATAATATTTTTAACTCTAGTCGTCGGCCTTTGGGCTATGTATTTGTGGATGATTTGGAAAAAGAAACTATGAAAAGCCTTACCGAATCAGTTGTCGACCTTTACAAGCGTGGGAAATACGACTTAATACCAATTTCAATAATAGGGCGGAAGGCCGGGCGAACCCAGTTTGGCTTTTTATCAGATAAGCAACTCTATGCGCTTGAACTATTGACGGATAATAAAACGACTTTCGTCGGCTATGGGGGATCGGCGCGAAGCGGAAAAACAATAATAGAATCATTTTGGGAAACCTTACAATGCTTAGTTTATCCTGAAGTTCGTTACGGTCTTGGCCGGGAAGAGCTTACCCGACTAAGATCGAAAACAATGATAACCTATTACGCCCTTTGGAAGCTTTGGGGATTACGTCCCGACATAGATTATCGGTCGAACAATCAAACTCACACGTATAAATTCAAAAACGGGTCGGAAATAATATTGATTGAAACGTCCTTCGCCCCGCGTGACCCGGACTTCTTGCGGTTTGGGGGTTTGGAATTAACCGCCGCCGCCGTGGATGAATCGAACGAGTCAACACAAAAAGCAATCGACACCCTTTTCACCCGGACCGGTTGGCAGAAGAATGAAGAACACGCAATCCCCCGGAAGATGCTAGAAACATTCAACCCTAACAAATCCCACGTTTATAACCGCTATTGGAAACCGTACCGGGACAAAGAAGAAACCGAAAAAAAGAAATTTATTCCAGCCTTACCAAGTGACAACCCACACCCGAGCGTTAAGCAATGGATTGAAGATGTAATCGCAGTCGGGGACACCACACTAATTGAACGGCTTATACATGGTAATTTTGATTACGACGACGACCCCGCGGGCCTTTGTGATTTCAGGGCAATTAATGACCTTTTCACAAACGACCATATTCAACCAGGGGGGCACAACTATATTTCAGCGGACCTTGCAATGCAAGGGCGTGACCGGTTTATCGGGGGTCATTGGGAAGGGTTGGTCGGTTATGTTGATTTGGACATACAAAAAATCAAAGCAAAAGGGATAGAGCAGAAACTAACGAGCCTAAAAATAAAACACCGGGTCCCCAATTCCCGCTTGGTGGCGGATTCCGACGGGTTGGGCGAATACTTAGAGTCCTACATAGAAAATATTGAAACGTTCCACAACGGATCGAAAGCCGTTGATTCGTTAACCTATGCTAATATAAAGGCCGAATGCGCTTGGAAGCTTGCCGAACTAATCAACCGTCGTGAAATAAAGGTCGTCTGCAGTAAAGACCAGGAAGAACGGATTAAAACCGAGCTATCAACTTGCCTAAAGGCCGACAAGGTAGATTCGGACACCGATAAAAAGCGGCTAATCCCAAAAAAGAGAATGCGCGAACTGCTGGGGCGGTCCCCCGATTACATGGATTTTTTAATCATGCGAATGATCTTTGAAGTAAAAAGAGAATTTAGCGTTTTTGTTCAAGGAAACTACAGGACGGATATACCGCAGAGGTATGGTTAGTTGCGGATTTAAAGACGAAAAATTATGATTACAAAAGAAATGTATTTATTAGCTAAAAAGGTTATTAAAAGTTACGAAAAGCAGCAATTAAATATACCTGTTGTTATGCCCC